CCCGGCTCCAACTAGCCTCTAAGGAGGGAGGAGAATGCCTAATGTCAAAACCAGGAATCGGTTCACGTCGGACTCAAAGTTCATTGCAGAGATGCAATGGGCCTTCGAAAAAGACGCGGACTCCGTCCGCAGAGGATACTTTGAACTCGTTCTTGAGCTCGAAGAACTCCTTTGGACAGAAAGGCTCCTTCGTGAGAAGGTTCTCCATGGTGATAGGTTCTCTACTAGCGATCGTCTTTGGGGTTGTCAGCTTGCTGACTACATCCGGGGGCGAACGATTGATAGTGTTCCTTTCATTCCTCCGTCATGCATGGACTCTGTCGGGTCAGAAATGACTCAACATTACTCGAAATGGGATCTTGCTCCATGGAAATGTTGTGAAATCATACCATGGAAATGGCGCAGTCCTCTTTCTCGTAAAAAGTCCCTGCTTGATGGCAATATTAGCGATTCTTCTGATTAAGAAGAAATTGCTTTTATTGCCTTTAGTGACCAGCCGGAAATCGGGTGGTTTTACTGCAGAGGCATTTAGCCTCGTAGGTCTTTGACCTACCGAACCAAAGGAAACCGATGTCTCTAGTCGATCGATCTGTTTACTACAGCAGTCGTTTACACGTTAAGGATGATACCGCTGCAGACCCTGACTTAGCCGCTGGGACTGTCCAACTTCGGACACTCAAGCTGCTTCGTACTAGGACTGGCGGTGAAAATCCTCGTTATAAACAACTGATTGCCGACAAGCAGAATGCAACAACTCAGCTTGACGGCACTTTCGATAGTCTAGAGGCGCACCGTTCTTCAGCGCGAATGACTTACAAGTATTTTGCGCTTGGCGGTGATTATGTATTTACGAAGGAGGCTTGGGGGGATCTTGCATCCAACCTTGCTTCCTATTCGGATATACCTAATGTCGGCTTTAATGGTTCGGCAGAAGCCAGGGCATCTGCAAACTTTCTTGCAAAAGTCAAGTCCGCCAATCAATCTATGACTGGCGGAGTTTTCCTTGGCGAAATGCGTGAAACTTTAAGGATGTTACGCAAGCCTGCTGCAGGTTTACGCGATGGGATTGATAGACACCTCAAAATGATCGAGGCGCGAAACCGGGATAACCGGAATCGATATCACCGCAAGCAACCGCGGAAATATGCTAGAAATCTCACTGCTATAGCCTCTCAGACTTGGCTTGAGAATGCCTTCGGCTGGGTTCCTTTGCTCCATGATATCGAGGACGCCCGCAAAGCTTATAACAAACTCTTTGATGTTGATCGAGTTGTTAAAGTTTCTGTGGGTGGCCAAGAGAGTCAGTTGGGGTCAAGTGGAACCTACTCTGACACGATTGGTGCTTTGCCCCTTCTTTATCATCTCGTAAATGAGATTTTAACCGGGACTTACACCGTTCGTTATAGGGGTGCCGTTGTTGCTCAAGCTGGATCGACCAGCGCAGCTAGGTTACAGCAGTTTGGCTTCACGCCATCTGAGTTTATACCTACTGCATGGGAACTTCTCCCTTGGTCGTTTCTCGTCGACTACTTCGCCAATATTGGCGATTTATTGAATGCCGCGACTACGGATACGAGTGCAGTAACCTGGGTGAATAAGTCTGTCGTTACTAACTGCGTGCGTGTTCAACGCATTCAGCTAGATATCGCTCGACTTAAAGCTCAGTATTCTCCGCCCGGATTCGAAATCCAAAGCATTCATGGGACGCCTGGCTTTGCGATTAGAAAACGTAGGGTTGTCAATCGTAGTGTTGGAAATATCAATGCGACATATCCAGCACTAAATTTAACCTATCCGGGGTTTGATACTTCCCCTAAGAAATGGTTAAATATATCTGCGCTTATGGCGCAAGTAGGATTGACGACTCATCCCCAGCGTATGTCCAACCGGAATTACCGGTTGTAACTCTGGAGTTCACGCATGACCATCGACGTAACTTCGCCTGTAACGGGAGGTGCACAGACGGGCTTTACTGCCCCCACCTATACCCTGACACTGGATACTGCTCCCGAAACTAACGGAAAGCAGAAAGCAGTGACAGCTTTAGGTGGTACGCAGACGGGCGTCGTTTTGCACTCCGGCTCGGCCCCATTCACTATTCTGGTGACCAAACCCAAGGTTATTCGTACCCTTGGCAAGGCCAACCCGATTACGAATGTGGTCAACAACATCCCTGTCAACGTGTATCGCATGGTGATCCGTAAAGCGGTTTTGCCGCTTGCCGGTCAACCGTATCAGCAGGCCCTCGCTCGTCTGGAGATGCATATTCCAGCTGGCTCGGACACTGCTGATCCGGCAAATCTCCGTGCAATGATCTCACTTTTGGTTGGTGCACTCACCCAGCAATCTGCTGGAGTTGGTGACACCGTCGTAAGTGGGATACTTGGGTAACAGTTAGATCGTTACTCAATTCTCGTTGTTAAGAGTTGTTGAGGAGCTATACAATGCGTACTTCCGCTTTGCATTTGCTCTCTTTGCTGGAGCTAGATCTTAATGCCGCGTCTTGGGAAGGGTTACAATTACCTTACCCCGATCAGACAACCCACCAGTTTACTTTAAGTCACTTACACAGGGCCCTCACGAAGAAATTTGTATATTCTTCAAAAGGGACTACCCTGGATGGTGACAAAAAGGCGCTCGCACTCTTTATTGAGTCGAACGAGCTGTGTAGGACATATGATCGTTCCCAACCACGCACAAGTGCCGAAGAAGTCGCTCTAGGAGAGGCGAAAGCCTTTCTCTATAACTTCTTCTATCCCAAGCCTAGGTCTTCTTATGCTTGGGTTTCTGAGGGACTTTCGGGTCCCGAAGTTTGGCACGACCGTGATTTTATCCTAAATTTCCATGACATCGGAAAATATGTCGGATATGGTCCCGGGGCATCGATCGGTGTTAAAAGTAATGACTTCTTCACGAAGTTAGCTACTTCTAACCTGACAACGACTGATCCGTCCTTGTTCATGTTCTATGAACAAGCTACTCGTGTAAATCCGACTTGGGCGGCGTGTGAAACTAACCGCTCTCGTTTTCGGACCACTCGTGTAGTGCCTGGCAATCGCCTGTCTTTTGTCCCTAAAACTGCGGATATTAGCAGAACCATATGTACCGAGCCTCTTCTGAATATGTTCTTTCAGAAGGGTGTGCAAGGCTGTCTTGAACGGAGGTTAAAGGAAGTCATTGGAATCGACTTCACAAATCAACCGGACGAGAATGCTAAGCTTGCTCGGATCGGATCACTTTCTGGTAAGTTTGGTACTATCGACTTATCCAGTGCTAGTGACTCGTTGTCTATTTCTGTTTTAGAAGACTTCTTCCCAGCTCGAGCTATTTCTATGCTTAAACTGTTCAGAAGTCCTAAAACTATCCTTCCAGATACAAAGGAGATAGATCTTCATATGGTGTCTTCAATGGGAAATGCTTTTACCTTCCCTTTGCAGACAATTTTCTTTTCTGCTTTAGTCTTTGGCGCCTACAAAGTGCTAGAATTAAAACTCGAGCATTTTCGAGGGC